CGCGGGTAAGTTCTTAATGACGTTCAACGAAGATCCTGCACGCGCTCCACAAATCGAATCATTTCCTTTGTCGGACGCGGACAAACAATATCAGTTTTTATCTGAAGAAACAGCGAAACAAATTATGGTAGGACACCGCGTTGTGTCTCCTTTGATTCACGGAATTAGAGACACAACAGGATTTGGAAGCAATAAGGACGAAATGTTGGTAGGTTTGGAGATATTCAACAATCAAGTAATCAAGCCTTACCAAAGAATCATTGAACGTGTTTTCACTCCAATTTTGGGAGAGATAAACATCGAAATGAACTCGCCATTCGACGAAGAAGTTTTAGTTGTTGAACCAACGACACAAGCAATCGAATTAAAAAAAAAAGTAGTTGCGGATGCTGAGAATGATTTCAGCGACGAACAAGGCAAAGAGTGGATTGATGTACTAAAAGAAAAAGCGGAATACATCGATTTAGACGAATGGCAGTTGGTAAGTGAAGAAGATGTTACCGACCCAGACAACGAAATGAACTACACAAGCGAGTTCTTTGCAAAGCGTAACAAGATGCCGACAATGAGCGACGCTCAAGGTGAAAAAGAATCTAAGTGGGGAGATAGAGGACTTTATAAATTACGCTATGCCTATTCACAAAACATAAGCGAAAATAGTCGTGAGTTCTGCAAAGAAATGGTTCAAATGTCGCAGTTAGGCGCAATCTTTCGTTATGAAGATATTGAAGCAATGAGCAAGGAAGGAGTGAATGGAAATTTTGCTCCTGCGGGGTCTCAAACTTATTCGCTCTTCCGCTTCGTCGGGGGGTGCTTCTGCCATCATGTTTGGAAGCGTTTAATTTATATTCGCAAACGCGATTCGAAAGGACGCATACTTCCAAACGATGGATTGAACAACGATAAGCGTGTTGGTAATAACCCTTACGTTCCACAAAAAGGCATCGAAGGAACAGCACCAATCAACAGACCAGACAGAGGTTCTTTAAAATACCCTTAATAAAAACACACAATGGCACTACAACCCGAAGTTCTACTCATTGACGAGAATTACATAAAAAAATATACTTGGATTAACGGTTCAGTTGATCCGTTGCTTATGTACCCTGCAATCTATTTGTCTCAGGACAAGTACGCGCAGTTGTATTTAGGAACTGACCTTTACAATAAGATAAAAGAAGACGTTGTAAACGACGATATCGCAGGTGCATACGCTACCCTTCTTGACAATTACTTACGTCGAATGGTTATGTGGTGGACTATGTACGAAGTCTTGCCTCATTTGTACGTTAAAACTGATAACGGAAGTCTTGTAATTCGCACAAGCGAAGACACAACACCAATATCACAAACAGACTTGCAGAACTACCGCGATCAAGCGCGTTCACAGGCGATGTTTTACACGCAAAGAATGGTTGACTATTTGTGCTTTAATCAATCAGACTTTCCAGAGTACACAACAAACGTAACGCAGCAGATTTGGTCACAAACAAATGTTTATCCGTCGAACGCTTTCGAGATTAGCGACGGACGTGATAGATTACCATATGAATACAGACGCAGAGGTTTAGGTTGGTTGAGATAAACTAAAATAAAAACGAATGGCTACAAGGGGACGCAAGAAGAATTTGACAATGCACAAAATCTACGAAGAAAAGTTTCGTAAGTATTTAGCAAAGAAAGAAAAACAAATAAAGAAATTGAAGAATGAAAGTTAACGCTGACGGTTACGCGCTATTGAAGAAGTTCGAAGGATGTCGTTTGAAGAGTTACCTCTGCCCTTCTGCTGTATGGACGATAGGTTACGGAAACACCTTCTACGAAGACGGAACGAAGGTTAAGGAAGGCGACGTTATAACACAAGCAAGAGCGGAGCAATTGGCGAAAAACGTTGTAGATAAATTCGCGGTTTCTGTTCGTGCATTGATAACGCAAACGCTCAACGAGAATCAATTTAGCGCGTGTGTTTCGTTAGCTTACAACATTGGAACAGGTGGGTTTAAGAAATCGTCTGTATTGAGAAAGGTAAACGCTAATCCTAACGATTCAACAATAGCAGATTCTTTTCGTTTATGGAACAAAGGCGGCGGTGTTGTATTGAAAGGTCTCGTTCGTCGTCGTGAAGCAGAAATCGAATTGTACTTTAAGAAATGAACACAGAAACCGAAATCGTTTTGATACACGAACAATTGCAAGAAATGGACAAGAAGATTGACCGTATTTATAACGTGTTAATCGGTGACGACGAAATGAAAATTGAAGGTCTTGTAAGTAAGGTTCAGAAACACGACAAGTACATAAGCAACCAACGTTTACAGGTTGCGCGTTTGGGTGGTATTGCAACCGCTGCTGGTGTGGTTGGCGGTTTAATTGTTCAACTAATAATAAAAATGATATGAAAGACTGGTTTAATTCTTTATTAACATCTTGTTCAAAAGTTTCTTCAAAACGAATTATTGCTATATTTGTTTCACTCAATCTAATTGTAATCAGTTACATTGCAGTTTTCAGTTCTTACGATTGTCCTATTTCAATGTTTGATACATTAGCATTGTTGACAGGCGGTTTGTTTGGCGGAACGGTAATTGAAAAGTTTACTAATAAAACAAAGAATGGCAAGGGAACTAACGACAGCGAGAACAATAGCAACGGAGATTTGCAGTAAATTTTCTGAAACTCCTTCGCTCACGTTAGCGAAAAAATTGTTTACTGAATATCCTGAAGTCTATAAAAACATCGAAGCGGCACGAAGTGTTATTCGTTTGATTCGTGGAAAGAATGGCGACTTCAATAGAAAAGTAACAACAGATAAAAAGTTGTTTGAAGAAAAGCCACGACCATTGAATCCTTTCGCGCTTCCGAAGTCATACGCGAAAAAAAGAAGACACGTTGAATTAACCGGTACCAAGTTCTTAATCCTTTGTGATTTGCACTTTCCATATCAAGACAACGAAGCTATTGAATGCGCGATAAATGAAGGCATCAAACAAGGCTGTGATTCAATTATCTTGAACGGCGACGCGTTAGACTGTCATATGATTTCCGACTTTGTTAAAGATCCGCGCAAGCGTAAATTCAAAGACGAACTTTATTCAATCCGTCAATTCCTTGCGTCGCTTAGACACACGTTCCCAACGGCAAACATTTACTACAAAGAAGGCAACCACGAAGAAAGATATTGGAGATACATGAGAATCAAAGCACCCGAACTATTCGACATCGACGCGTTCGACTTTCCTTCGTTAACGCATTGCGACAAACATAACGTCAAATGGATTGACGGAAAGAGCAAACTAAACATCGGAAAACTTTCAATCTTTCACGGACACGAATTCGGCAAACAATTCCTTCCGTCTGTCAACGTGGCGCGTGGGTTGTTCATGAAGACAAAGGTTTCGTCTATGTGCGGACACCACCACCAAACAGCGGAACACAACGAGCGCGACGCGAATGGAAAATTTATAACGTGTTGGGGCGTGGGTTGTCTTTCTGAATTGTCTCCAGACTACAACCCGTATTCGAAATATAATCATGGCTTTGCTATTGTGAGTAAAGGAAAAAATGGTTACTTTAGCGTTCACAACTATCGAATACACGAAGGTAATATTTTATAAACCTAAAAAAAACAACTATGTTAATCACAACAATTTTTTTCTTTACCGCAGTTGTTGCGGTGCTATGGGTTCGAGGAATTGACACAATGTCGAAAGACCACCCAGACTACGACGGAACTGACTTTATCTAAACGCACAATGGACAAAAGAGAATACCAACCCGACGCAGTTATTGTTATAATTGCAACAAGTGTTTTTTGGATGCTTGTTTGTTTAGCTTTTTGGAACTTCAACCCGAAGATTCAGACGGAAATTCAGATACAAAAACAAGACAGCATTATTTATTACAACAGCGGCGAATACGACCGTTTGCTTCAAGAAGAAATTGATTTATACGGAACATATCGACGCTATGAAGACGCTCAACTTACAGCCAAAGAAACCTATCGCACTCGTCGTGATACTATTCTTGTTCTCGATACTATTCGTAAAACTGATATTGTCTATTTAATCAATTCCTGCGACAGCGTTATTGCTTCCGATTCGTTGGTAATTGACAATTTACAGGAACAAATAAACATCAAGGACGAAAAGACGAACAACTTGCAAGAAGTCGTTGGTGCTTATGAACAAAAAACTAACTTGTTGAGCGAAGAAATTAACACTTTAGATGCTGATAAAAAGAAATTGGAGAAACAAAAAAAGCGCAGAAACCACGCCTTAGTGTTTACTTCAAGTGTCGCTATTTTGTCGACGTTTGTTCTGTCAATTTTACTTTAGATTCAGGAACGTAAAACTTCATTGAGAACTGGATTGCTTCACTTAAAAAAGTGTTGCGACTATTTTCACCTCGTTTTTCGTCAATCTCGTTCCACAGGTCTTTGTGTAAGTACACACAGATTCCTTTCTTAGTTTTGCTCTCTGGCATCTTCGTTGTTTTTAGTCATCATTGAACCTATCATAAGAGAACAATATATTTTCTCTTTCGCGTTCATGTCTTTTCGTTTTGACAATTCGAGTAGCACGTCGCCAAGAACTTTTCCTTGTTGGAAGTATGAAGCTACTGAATTGATTATTTCGCGTTCACGATCCTGTGTGATTTTTAACGCTTCGTATAGTGGTGTTTGTTTCATTCTTGTTCAGTTTTTTCATTTTCAGATTCGTCAAAAAAGTTAGGTGATGTCAATGAGATTAGATACGATAACACCCAAAAATCAACATCGATAACTTGTCCTATTTCAGTTCCTGTAACAACTGAATATCCAAGTGCAATAAGAAGAAAAATTACAATTGCAATTTCAGCTCCTTTAAAAAATTTACTTATTCTGTTTTTCATATTTATTTTATTTGTGCTAATATAAATAAGTTATGCTAACCGACAACGTATTGTCCATAACTTGGATTGAGTTCGAAGTACATTCGCATCATGATAGCGTCGGCAACGTCAGGCGAAATACCTTCGCGGTTCTTGATAACGTCCTTCGGTGTGACCATTAACTTTCCGTCCACATCAGCGCGGTGTCGTTTAATCATTTCCAACTCACGCACGATTTGTTCTTTGCGTGTACTGGATAGAATCGTTACCTTGTTTTCTTCGACGTACTGAGCAAGTTTATAGTAACATTCGCTTTTGAGATTTTGGTATTGCGAGTGTTTTGGTTTAGATCCGTTGACAAACCCTCGACATTTCAAGAAGTCAACGACACCACCACCAACACCGTCTTCGTCGCACACTACATCTTGCAATAAAATAGCATGCTGTTGACAGGTTAAGCGAACTTTGTTCACCACTTCGTCCAACGCAGCACGATTCATTTCAATTATGTCGATGATAGTTAGCCCTTCCCAAACGCAAATGATTGTCCTGTCCTTACCAAAACGCGCTATGTCGGCTGTTATGTACTTCTTGCCTTCATTGATTACTTCATTTCTAAACATTCGAAGTAAGTTCTCCGTTTGAAATAGCTTGTCGCTGTCGTCGTCGAATTCCCAATTGCCTTCTAAAAGTCTTTTGCGGTCGTATTCAGGAAGGCGTCTAAGAGATTCAATGTAGGCAACCGGTAAGAATGGATTGTCCTGCGGTAACGCTTGCACAAAGGCGCGGTGTGAAGGCAATTCGTTGCGGTTGTTCTTAATATAGAACTCATTGTACAACCAACCCTTCGCAGGGTTGCAAGACAAGAAACCTTTTGGAATTAATCCGAACTCGTTTAACTTAAAACGACAACGAGAATGAACAATGCTGACCGCCTTTTCAGTTACTTCGGAACACTCGTCAATAAAGTAATCTGTGATTTCTAACGATCCAAGTGAATTGAAATTTACGTCCGAAGGGTAAGCGAACAAGTCTTTCAAAACAATTTCGCTTCCGTTGAAGAACTTTATCACGTTGGATTGACCGTTAAACGTGTAGTGTTTATTCGCTATCAATCCAAACTCTTCAGCCGTTTCAAAGAACGTGTTTAAGGTCGTCTTTTTAAGCGTGTCTAATTTGCTACGTCCAATTAAAGAACGTGTCCCTGCGTACTTCAAACGTCGTTGTATTTGCCACATACAACCGAACTTCGTCTTGCCACCCCCTGCCGCGCCACCGTATAACAACTGTTCAACGATACTATCGGTGTTCAAGTAATTCAACGCTTCAATTTGACGCGGTAGGTATGTCGGTTTGTATGGTGTCAAAATAAACTTAGTTGAGGTTCATTTGATGTTTCTATTTTTGGCGCTGGAACTTGTCCCATTGCCATTAACACACCGTCAAAACGTCCGTTGTAATTGCTTGTTGAAAGCGCTTGCATCAATTCGAATTTAGCTAGCTCAACGGCTTGCGATTTAGTCGCGCTTACTTCTTCATCGTTCCAACCGATAGGCGTGCAAATGGTCACGCTCGGACTTTCAATGCTGTATGTATGTTTCCAACCGTGTTTGTTTTTTGCTACGCTATACGCAGCTAAAACACCGTCAGCTTTATAGTTCATTGTGTCGTCGTTCGTGCAATGTCCTTCGTCGTTCCAGTAGTATTCTTTCATTGCTTACTTAGATATAATTTGTAAAGCTCACGCATACCTTCGAAGTGGATTGATTCTTTCAACAACATTCTTTTCCTGTCGCTCATTCGCTCGACCATTGATTGAACGAGCTGTTGTTCGAAGTAAATGTTCTTCTTCGCGTTTGCTTTGCACAATCGATATTCTTCTTCCGTGAAGGTGTCAACAGTTATCTGTTTGCTTTCTTCGAGCCAACGCATAAGCGACACCGCACGAATCTCAATTACCGTATATTTTCCCTTCTTATAACTTGCAATATCTTCGGCTAACATTCTGCGCCAGCTATCATCGTTTACCGCCATTTCGCTTTCTTTTAATTGTTTTGATTCTTGTTCTTTTGATTCCGCGATTTCACGCTGTATTTGTAGATTCGCTTTGTCGCGGTGCGGTTTGTAATGGGTTAGAACGTCACCAATAAACACTACGCTCAATGCTCCGAAGTGTTCGCATTTCTTTGACAGTTCATTTGCTGCGTTCAATTCAAACGCTAAATTGAAATGTTCGAACGTAACCCACCGAAAGTGTTTCCCTATAAATTCGTGAAGCATCTGGAGTAGTTGCGCTTCGGGTAACGCGATGCCATACATGGCGCACACCTTAGAACACAACTTTACGAACGCAGGTAGTTCGTAATCGGCAACGAACGCGCTTTCACGTTCCGCACGATCAACCCTTTGTGTAGTTGTGAGCGTCGTTGTAGATGCGCTGCGCAGCGTCTGAATCGAATTTTCCATTTTTGATTTTAGTGTTTTGGTTTGTAGTTACAAAGGTAGATAAGTCCCACTTACGAACGGCAGCCTTCCAGTCCTTCATTTGATTGCGTCCGACCTTCCAACCGTTTGCTTCGTAATGTGCATGAAATTTTTCGGTAAATGCAAGCGCATCTTTTTCGCTAAGTTTCTCACAAGCATATTCGTATATATCGACAACCGTTGGTTTCTTAAATGACGACTTCTTTTCTTTTGTTGCTGCTGGAAGTTGAGCAGGTTGCGCTTTCAATAGCTGTTGAACTTGCGCTTCGAGAATCTCGATTCTCTTTTTAAGTTGTAGTATTAGCATTGTGTACCTCCGTAAGTTTCGTTATAGTAGTCCTCAAATGACTTTTGCTCCACCTTAAATTCATCACCCATATCTTCTACTCTACTACTAAACCAAGTTTCTTCGTGTTGCTCCTTCATCATTTGCTTTGCTTGGTTTTCAATTTCTATTTTTCTTTTGTCGAACTCTAATATGCTTATTCCTTCAACATCATACTCATATTCAAGTTTATCGAGTTGTTCAACGAACCATTCAACCGCAGTTTGTTTACTCATTTTGTTCCTCCATAAGTTTCGTTGTAAAAATCTTCAAATTGAATTTCAAATATTTTTCTTAATTTTTCATTGGTAGTAACATTATCTAAAGCAGCTTCTTTCATCTGCTCCTTCTCCATTTGCTTGGCTTGGTCAATAATACTTTTACTATTCATTTCTTTAACTTCAGTAGTATTATTACGTATTTTGAATAATTGCTCTACAAGATAATCAACCGCAGTTTCTTTCTTTTCCATAGTTATTTAGTTTTTAAAGTTTTTCTATTTCTTGTTTTACTTCTTTCCAATACTTTTTTAACACTCCTGTTGTTGTGCCTTCTAAAAGTCCTGTGTTAATTATCTCATCTACTGCTATCAAGGCACATTGCTTAGCTCCTTCAGAATCACATACATCTGTCCAATGATGTACCGTCATTCTTTTTAATAATTCCTTTGCTTTTTCATTTACTTTCATAGTTATTTAGTTTTTAGTTTCTCCGTAAGTTTCGTTGTAGTATTGTTCCGCTTCTTTTCTAAAAGATTTATTTTTATAATAGTTTAAATTATGGGTATCTGTAGCAAACTCAATCATCTGCTCCTTTTCCATTTGCTTGGCTACCTCCTCTCTTTCACATAAACAATCAATTAGGTTAGCATTTTTCTCATCACCTGCTTTTCTCATAACTTCGGATAATGCTTTAAACTCTTGAAACAATAATGTGACTGCTGTTTGTTTTTTTTCTGTATTCATAGTTATTTAATTTTTAGTTTTTCCGTAAGTTTCGTTGTAGTATTGTTCTGCATTTGTAGACTCACCATATATGCTATGACCTTCAATGTAAGAATCCGTAATATGCTCCTTCTCCATTGCTTTGGCTTGTTCAAATAGTGGTTCAGAGTTCATAAGAGAGTACCTCTCCTTTAATTGTTGCTCTAATAATTCAACCGCAGTTTGTTTCTTTTTCATAGTTATTTAGATTCAGATTTAAATTCATATGTTTGTTGTCCAAAAACGCCATCTATCACACTTTGTGTATGACCATCTAATTCTAATGCTAATTTAAGAGCATTTCTTAGTGAGTACATATAAGTACAATCTTTAGTGTCAATAGTTACAATTGCACTTTGTCTTTCCTCGTTTGTTCTGTCAATGATAATTTTCATAGTTATTTAGTTTTTAGTTTTTTTCTAATTCTTGTTTAACTTCTTCCCAATAAGTTACTTCGGCTTGTGAATCATTGTAAAATGACGCTACTTTTAATATCTCATCAACTACAATTAATGCACTTTCTATGGCAATTTGTTTAGTTTCCGCACCTTTAAATACAAATTTCATAAATAAATCTTCAGCTTTTTCTTTTGGTGTCATAGTTATTTAGTTTTTAGTTATTACAACATTTACATTTACCTCTACCTGCATGACCTTTCATTTTGTCTTTAGGCATCCATACCCCAATGTAGATTAAAAAGAATATGGGTATGCACATTAGCATACATAATACAACATTACCTATTGTTTCCATTTAGTTTAGTCCCAACCTTCGCCTTTCGCGTCGTCGTCTGCGTCGTCCCATTCTTGACAATCGAAACATTTTTTTATTTCTCCGTCGTCGTCGATTAGCTCGTAAGCTTCTTCGTAGGTTTTAAGTTTTTGATCCTGAAGAACTGCGTTCACGCGTTCGTCAAGTTCCGCGCTTTCGCAGGTTGGGCAAAAGATTAATTCTGATTTCATTTTCTTTTTAGTTGTTTTTTAAGTTTGATTTCTTTTTGATGTTCTAAATGCTCGACAAACTTAGTAAAAAATTTCATTGGTTTAGCATAACCCATTTCGTCAAGTATAAAACAAATGCGTTCAACAGTTGCGCGAAACTCTCGGTCGGTTTTAATATGTCCCGCCACCTGGCGAATACCGTGTATTACCGTCGCGTGATCCTTGCCGTAGTGCTTGCCTATTGAATCAAGACTAAGTAAGTAACAGGGGCGCACAATGAAGAAAATGATTTGTCGCGCGTTGACGATTTCGCGCTTGCGTGTTATCATGTACAACTTTTGCGATTCGATACCGAGAACAGAACAAGTAATATCTTCGAGCGCACTCCAAAACATTTCTCTTTCGTTCTCCAGTTCTTGTTGAATCTTGATTTGTTCGCTTGTTAAACGCTCGTAGCGAGGCGTTAGCATCAACCACAATGTTTCGAAGCGTTCCATGTGACGGAAGGGAATCATGTCAATTAGTTCTTGTCGTATTTGTTCGTTAGTCATTGTGTTAGTTATCTTGAATGTTTACGTTATCTTTTTTTCTTAGTAAAAATTTTACACTTGTTTCAATATGTATTTCGTCAGAAGAAAAAACAAGTACATCGCAGGTTTTACCAAAGTTATCATTTACAGTACACGTGTGCGCTTGTATTCCAGTTACTAAATAATCGTTTGGTACTTTCATTCCGATTGCAATAGGCGTGTCTTCATTGAATGTTTTTAAGTATTCAATCATTTCTTTTACTCTAATCATTTTCTTCGTTTATTAATTTGGTTGGTGTAAAGGTTGAAAAAACTTCTTCGCGTGAAAGACCGGTATGAAGGCAAATGTTGTTGAAGTCTTTGATTCTCATTCGTTCGGGGTGCGTCACGTAAAGTCGTGCCGTCGGATCGCTTATGCGTAACGCTGTCTTAAAGTTCTTCATTGTCTTGAAGTTAATCTTAACAAGGCGACCGAATGGCGTTTTGTAGATTGCTTTATTCATAACTTGAAAAGAGATTTCACCACGCGTTGAATGAAGGTAAGTTGACGTTCCTTCGGTTTCATTGTTGGCGCGTTGTTGGTCTTTGGTTTAGGTTGGTTAAAAAGCGTTGCTTGTTTTACGTATTCCTTATAGCTGTTTCTTTTTTGAAATGATTTTACTTTTCCTGACAATAATAGGTTTTTATTTTCTTGCGCAACTTGATTTCTTTTTTTAAGATACTTTCTTTTTTCTTCAATAAATAATTCATAACGCTCCAGATAAATTCTTTCAACAGCTTTAAATGTACCGTCTTTTTCTCTCCAAAACATACCCGCGCTTTCTAATGGGTTTCTGTAATTTTGGCAAGCTTTCATTTTTATTAAAGCTTCGTTTGGTGTTTTACCTTCGTTTACTAACTTGCAAAATTCACGAACTCTGCTAATGTCGAATGGTTTTGTTGTTCTTGTTTTCATTTTATTTTGTTTTTGATTGTATGTTTTATTATTCATTAAGTGTCATAAAAGGCGCGTATGTATGATATAAACGCCTTTTATAACATCTTATTAATTTAGAACGGCATATCGTCCGTGTCGTCCGTTGAACTTGTTAGACCGCTTTGTTCCAACATCGCCTTCGCTTTGTTCATTTGATCCGCAGCTTTGTCTAGTCGGTCGCTGAATTGCTGCGAAGAACTAACTTTATTCTGCAACCATTCCGGTAGCATCTTAAAACGCAAGTCGAAGTCTTCGCTGTCGAAGTCAAGAACAAAAGAAGCGTTAACCTGTGGTGGGCAAGTCATTCCTTTAACAAGTGGTGAAGCTCCTTTTAAGTCGGCATAGACGCGTCCTGTATTCGCAGCGCGGTGCATTACGCTCACCATTGCTTCTTTCCCTATCATTGTTCCGACGTTAAACTTTGCTGCGTCTGAATCGCTTAACGCTTCGCCTAGCCAGTTTTGAACGAAGGCACGAAGCGCGCTCTTTTCGTGCATCGACAATGTGAAGTCGCGACCGATTGAGAACGGTTGTTCACCTTTGCCGAAGTCAGCCGTTTCCAAAGGTAATTCGAACACTAAGCGAACTTTGTCGACAAGTCTGTCTTCGCCTTGAAAGGTATCGGGAACTGTTCCGATGTGAATGATTTGGTAGCAGCGTGCTACGTGTGTTCCTGCGGGTACTGTTTGACCCCCGCCGTTGTTTGATTGTTGGGCAATGATGCTCATGTTGTTGTTGTTTATTTGATGATTAAATGAATTTAGATATTGTTCGAACTTAACTGCGAGTTCGTTGTCGCTTTGGATATGCCTCAACTGGCTGTCGTGAATGTCGCTTTGCTCGTTGATTCGTTTGAAATAACCCATTTTAGATATGGTCGTCGAATATGTTCACATCGAAGCTGAAACTGATTCCGTCCTTTTCTAACGTCACGAAGTCAAGGTCGAATTCAGGATCGTCGTTGCGAAAGAATCGACCGCGCAAGTTGATTGTGTACATATTGTCAAGGTCGTCGATGAACACGAGGTGTTGTTCTTGGTCTACTTCGAACCAACCCGTTTGGTCGTCGTTGTAGTTGTTGGCGATGGCTTTGATGCGTTCGTTCAACGTGCGTATATCGTCGTCGCTGAAGCAGTAAGTGATTTTAGGGCAGTACATATTTTTAATTTTAGTTGTTGCAAATGTATTCAATTAAGTTGTCGTTCCAACGCGCTTCTGAAAGTTTTTGACATTTTTCGATGTTGGCTGCTATTTCGTTGTGGCTAAGGTTGTATGCGTTAGCGCATGAAGAAACACAAACAAAACTAGATTTCTTGTGGGGGTGTTGGTAATTCCTTCCAAGACGAAGTAGTAACCTTGAGGAATACTCGTTCAAGTTCTGCAATTCGTTGGTCGCACAATTGATTCCGAGAAGGCGAATCAGTCCTTTGATTACCGTAGTAATTTTGTGCGGTAATGATTCCGTCAATAAGAATTTGTACTTCTTCTTCAAAGAGAAAAATTGATTTGTAAAAATTGGCTCTTTCATTGTTCATTTGATTTGGTTGTTTTAGATTTCTTTTGATAGTATTGTTTCTTCGCGTGGTATGGCTGTCTTGATGCGGTCGTAAGCGCGCACCGCTTCGTCGTAGTCGTTGTAGCTCATGTGAAATTCTCCGTTGACTACTATCTTATAGTACATATCGGTTAGCGTTGTCTTTTGAATTAGTTCTACTTTCATTTTGTGTAGTGATTTGGTTGTTGTTCTAGTTGTCTTGTTTGTTCGTCAATCGTTCCTGCGATTAACATTGCTCCGAAAAGAAGCGCAATGTAGAGTAGTTGTTTTTTCATTTTGTTATTTGGTTTTAGATTGATAAAAGATATTTTTGAACTGGAACGATACAAGTGTTTTGAATTGCTTCGCTTATTGTTTCGTAAAAATAACTTCTTTTGTCAATGTCAGTTGTTACTCTAATGAATACGTTACCTTCTGAAACTTCTACTTCTACTTGAATCTTTGTGTTGATGTTAAATGTTGTTTTCATTTTGTTTATCTTTGGTGTTGTTGTTAATTGTTTGACAAATATATGCTAAACTTTTGAATACGCAACAAAAAAATGAAAATAAATTGAAAATAATTTCTAACTAATTGAAAATGAACGTAAAAACTTTTAAGAAAACTTATAAAAAAAGTAGTGCGAAGCGTAAAATAGCACCCGAAAGCGAATCGAACCAACAAGAAATTGTAATTAAGTACCTACGTTTAGCATATCCTGACGCGCTTTATTGCGCTTCCGCAGGTGGAATGAGAACAAGTTACCTGCAAGCGATCAAAATGAAGCGTACTGGTTACGTCAAAGGGTTTCCCGACCTATTCATTTACGAACCACGCGGCGCGTTCTTCGGTCTTGCAATTGAAATGAAGAAAGAGAAAGGGGGTGTCGCATCACCAGAACAAAAGCGATGGCAAGAACAATTACGAAACAGGGGCTACGCTTCGTATATTTGTAAAGGTAGCGAAGAAGCAATCAAAGTAATAGATGAATACTTCAACAGTTGACACTTGACAAATACATAGAAGGTAACTATAAACGTTTCAAAGAACTTGCGAAGAACATTTCGCGAGGCGAACCTTACTATGAAGACTTGCTTCACGATTCTTTGCTTTCTATGTTTGGTTCGAAGCATATCGAGAACCTAATCGAAACAGGCGACTTTGAGTTTTATCTTATTCGCGTTATGTACTTAGCCGTAAATAGTCCAACGTCGCCATTTTACCGCCAAACAATCGCCTGGAACAGAAACCGTCGCGACTTCAAAGAATACGCGCACGAAGTCGACAAGACTTGGCTAGGCGCACGAATGACAAACGAGCAACTGGATATTCTTATAAGTAGGTTAACCGAGTTTGAACGCTTAATCTTTCAGGAATACATATTCGAAGGTTTCACCTACCGCGAGTTCTCCAAACAAACAGGAATACCAACGGTATTTTTATACCGCACAATAGATTCTATAAAAACTAAAATAAGAGCAAATGTTATTCGCAAAATCAAATGAGTATAAGCGACGACTAGAGATTTGTCGCACCTGTAAATTCTTCGAACCCTCAACGCAGTCTTGCGGATCGTTGATTGTTGGCGACGAAGTAGAAACCGAAGTTCTATTCCGCAAGAAGTCAATCAAACTTTGCGGTTGTGTGATGCCGATAAAAGCAAAGCTTGCCTTCGCTTCTTGTCCAGCGTCAAAATGGAACGGTGTTCTTTCAATGGACGAACAAATAGAGTTCAAACGTTTCCTTCTCGATATGAAGGCGCAAGGACGTTTGGAGCAAAATGATATGCTGAAGTTTTATAAGTTCAAGGATAAAGCCACAGGAGCGTTTAATGAGCGTTCAACGTGTCCGCCTTGCGTGAAGAAAGACATCAATACGTTTCTTGAATCAATGAAAGACGTCGATGTTGATTTGAACAATTAAGAACTGAAAACTTTGCAGGCAACCTTTGGGAATACGAACGTATATTTGTATAGTCAAGCATTTTAGTTATTGCCCCCTTTTGTTTTTGCTTGACGGCTGAGAACAATTGGGGGTATATTTTTTATCGTCGGGAGTATTAAACGGCAGGATAAAAGACGAACAAGGGCAACTGTGGGATTGTGTTATTAGCCCAATGGTATGACAAAGGAATAAGCCATACGACACACGGAGAGGCACTTCTTCGAAAGATAGATTCCAGACTAACGGACATTGCTGTTCACGTTAGGACACGAAAGCGAAAAGACTCATTCGACAGAGTGATTACATCGCAAAAGTGAGCGTCCAACACATTAAGAAATTAGTGTGCTTGGATACTTCTATCTCTCACTTTAGCTCAAGATCTATTCTCTAGAGTAATTAGTATAGTGAGTCATTCAAGAATTTAAGAAGTAACAAGATGAACAAAGTAAGTAACAAGGCAAAGAGAGAACTATTCGGTCAAATGTTAGATAAGTACAAAGAAAACAATGTGATGTCGTGGACTAACTTTCAAAACGCTCACTTTCGCGTTTTCACACCCCAAAAGACAATTGATTTCTACATTAATAGTTTACGTTGGCACGACATCAAAAAGAACCTACGTGGCGACCTTACAACTTTACAAGACTTTCAAACACATTTACAATAAATGATAATCATTCCAGCTCAACTCGAATCAGTAGGTACGCGAAAGGACAAGACGTTAAAGCTAACTTTTGGAACGAATGAACTTTCACCTTCGCAAGCGTCAGAACTATTCACAATAGCTAATCAATTTGGTTATCTTGCCTTCAAAGACGAAGACTTCAAACGCGAAGAACTGGATGCTGTTGAATCATTAAAGAGTGAGTTAGAAGATACGTTAAAGAAACCCTCACAACGTTTGCGTGGTGTTCTCTTTCGACTATTCGAACAAGACAACGACGGATTCAAAACATTCTCGAAATACTACGATAGCAGAATGGAACAACTTATCAACCACTACAAAAGTAAATTGGGCTAGTTCTTATATTTACATTGTAAGATACAATTACTTTCAACAAATGCCATTCGAAAAAGGACAATCGGGAAACCCGAAAGGAAAACCAAAAGGAGCTGTTTCACACAAGGTCGAAATGTGGAATCAGTTAGGCGACTACGTCGTGACACAAGGAGCAGAACGCGCTATGTCGGTTCTTCATTCAATGGACGACGAAGACTATCTTCATCACTACCTTGCAATGCTCGAATACTTCAAACCTAAACAGGCGAGAACGGTTCACGCAGGCGACAGCGAAGCACCAGTACAAATAATCATCAATGATAAGTTATGAGTAAAGCAACATTGACATTTGACCTTAACGATTCAGACGATCGTATGGAGTTCGAGCGCATGATGAAGGCAAAAGATATGGCGATGATGTTATGGGAAATCGACATGAACGGATACCGCAAGTTCACTAAGTACAACGACCGCCAGGAAGCAGCGTATCAGGAAGGCATCGAAGAAGTATTCGAATACTTTCGAGCTTTACTCAGTCACCACGAAATCTACATTGAACAATTGATTGTATAACGCGCCAAAACGCGCAAAAAAAACAAGTAATGGCGGATATAACAATGTGCAAAGGCATTAACTGCAACCAAACAAACACCTGTTACCGGTACCTCGCGAAGGCGAACCCGTATCGACAAAGCTATTTTGAAAAAACACCTGTGTCGAAGGACGGCAAGTGTAACGAATACGTTCGTTTATTAGGCGCAATGGAATGGAACGGACAAGTGAGAGAAGAATGAACGCGCTCGACTGGATGTTCGAAGAACTGTGGAACACTCCGAAGGACAAGTGGGAGTGGAACGCAATTTTAAAGAAGGCACACGATATGCAAAAAGAACATAATCGTTTCGCCGACAAACAAAAGACAGAACAAGACAATTAATGGCAAATGTTTGTCACAATAATTTGAAAAACTGTGACACTTTATAATGTGGATTTGTCGCAAGTATAGGAGATTTTTGCGACAAAGAACAACGAAATAACAATACAATAAGGAATGAGTGAAAACAAATTAAACTTCTTGCGGTCACAGATTGCAATGTTTCATCCAGAGTGGAGCAAAGAACAAGTACACATGGAAGCCATACGCATTTACAACGAAGCGAACACTATCGACGACGACGACGAGGGGTGTCTTTATTGTGGTTCGTAGTCAACAAAACAATCTTAATTGTAGATATTAAACAACAAACAAATGAGCATCAAAGTAAGCATACCTGCTGACTATTCTTCGATTAGCGTCAAGCAATACGTTGACTACCACAGCGCGAAGAACGACATCGACAAGTTGGTTAGCATCAGTAACCTACTGAAGGAACAAGCGGAACAAATTCCCTTCCAACACCTACCGACGTTAGTACAAGCGTTCGAGGAAACATTGAAGAACGAAAGCGCGAAGTTCTTCGAAACGATAACAATCAAGGACAAAGACTTCGGTTTCATTCCCGACCTTTACTCAATCTCAATGGGTGAATACGCGGACATTTCAACGTGGGCTTCCGACGTGTCAACGAACATGGTCAAGATAATGGGAACGCTTTACCGCCCCATTGAAAAGCGCGTCGGAAATAAGTACATGATAGTACCACACAACAAACAAAACAGAGAACTTGTTGAGGGCTACGTTGAACAAATGACACTTGAACAATTCAACGGCGCGATGCTTTTTTTTTCGACTTTGCTCAACGAACTAAGCAACACTTCGCTAGACTTTTTGGAGAACGAAGTGAAGAAGTTGACGACGGAATTGACGGAGCAATTGAAGACCGAGAAGGACTCAACCAAGTCTTAGGACGCTACGGTTGGTATCATCTTTTTATGGAAGCGTGCGGACGCGACATAACTAAATTGGACGCAATTACGGAAAAATCAGCGTGGGAAATATTTACATTTATGACTTACTTAATCGATTACAATTATGTCCAACATTCAAAGCTACAACGCCTTAATAGATAGATTCCACGCCTTTGCGTCTGGTCACTTTATTCTTAAAAGATTTTCACACGGACAGATTGAAGTATCCGACCTTGAAAAGTTTGGTGAATATCCATTTATGCACGTCGTGCCTTCCAACGTGAGCTACGCAAAAGGAACGAAGACGTTTAGTTTTCAGATTGTCCTTGCCGACCTTCCGCGCGACAAAGAAGATAAACCCGAATATCAACGCGAAGTATTAAGCGACCTTCAACGGATCGCTGAAGACTTGGTTGCGGAAATTACCAACCACCGCGTTTTGTTTGGTGACTTAATCACAGTACAAAACGTAAGTCTTGAACCCTTCTTAGAAGAGTTTCAACACACGTTAACCGGTTGGACGATTAGTTTAGATTTACTCGTTCCGTATTATTGGGACGCGTGTTCTATTCCTGCGGAATGGAACGACTTCTTCGAAAGCGGAAGCGGTGGCACGGGTTCAATCTTGACGTTCATCGATTCAATCAATCGAGATGCAAACGGAAACGTTAGTCTTGTGAACGATGAAGAAACACCAGCACCGAACTACTACTACGGAACGGACGACGAAGGGGTGCGCGGTTGGTACTTGCTCGAAGCAGGCGGTGGGTTGACGTGCGAAACAATAGGCGACTGTCAAACGATTATCGACATTGAAGCGGCTATTGATGCTCTTGAAGAAGAAATTCTTTTGAAGGCTGACATTACAAGCATAAGCGCGGTTGGTTTCTCGAATGACTACAACGACCTTTCAAATCTTCCAACCATTCCCGCAGCACAAGTAAATTCAGATTGGAACGCAACGAGTGGAGTAGCGGAAATACTTAACAAGCCGACAATACCTACATCACTTCCACCAAGTGGCGCAGCAGGTGGAGACTTGCAGGGAACATACCCGAACCCAACGGTTCACCGCGTTCATGGAGTAGATTTCCAAAGTGGTGCGCCTGCGGTTGACGATACTTGGATATACGTTAGCACTCCATTAGGACCACAGCCTTTTCAATGGCAACATAGTAAGTTAAAAACTTCGCAAGTTCAAAACGATTCAACAGTAACAGGAACGAACGCAGACGATGCGCTAGAACATTTAGATAGCAGCAAAGTACCAACAACGCGAACAATAAGCACAACAGCACCTCTAAGCGGTGGCGGTGATTTGTCAGCGAATAGAACGCTATCCATTCCGCAAGCGACAACAAGCGTTGACGGCTATCTAAGCGCAACAGATTGGACTACGTTCAACGGTAAACAAGACGCCTTAGGATTTACAGCGGAGAACACAGCCAACAAACAGAACTCATTAGCAGTAGACGGAACAGGAGTAAAATTTCCAACAGTTGACGCTGTGAATGCTTTGTCATTTATTGACAAGGGAAAGAGAATGGTATCTTTCTTTACGGACTTTTTAACTAACGCAACATTAGACGGAGCGCAATCATTCGCTTCAGGTGGATCATTAGGTTTAATTGTAGGAGCGCAGATTCCTAACAGAACAAATCAACAAGGGGTTGCATTTTTTCAAACGAATACAGCAGCAACTAACTACATCAATTATTGCAGCAGCTCGGGAGCGGCACAACTTTGGTTTGGTGGTGGTGCATGGAACTACGAGGCGTTAATTAACATCAACACTTTAAGCACTGCGCTTGAAAGGTACAGAATGATTTTCGGCTTTGGTTCAGTCATTTCAAATAGCTCAGAAACAAACGGAGTGTTTATCACATACGACGAAGGCGGCACGGCAAACGGAACAACAGCCAGCGCAAATTGGCAATGCGTAACTGTGGACAACTCGGTTCGTACACTAACGACATCAACAACGGCAGTAACGGCATCGGCTTGGAATAAATTAAGAATAGAGATTAACGCTGCAGGTACATCGGTTACATTTTACGTTAATGGTACAGCTATCGCAACGCATCAAACAAACATTCCGCTTGCATCAAATAGTAGATACGTCTTAATGAAAACGGGTGTAGCAAAAACAATAGGCATAACAACGAGAGGTTTTTATTGCGACTATATTGGGTACGAAAATATCTTAACAACAGCACGATGATAATTACAAAATACAGAATGATAACCGAGAACGGTTACATCGAAACACTCGACAAAAAAGAAGCTGCGAAGTGGGGTAACTACGAAATGATAACAGAAGAAGTTCCCGACGACAATGGCTAACGAACAGAGCGCACCCAACTTCTTTGCGGTCGTCAACGACATGGCTAAACGCTTTGTCGAATTGATGCAGTCCGACTATCGTATGAAGCGAAAAGTAGGGCGCAACTACACGAATGCGGTTGCAAGTGGAACGCTCGAAAAGTCGCTTGCCTATAGGTTGCAAATCAAAGGACAATCGATAAACATTTCGGTCTTTGCGAAGGGCAAGGCGTCGCAGTATTTCCTAGCTCGCGAGAACGGAAGAAGACCAAACGCGACACCGCCACCTGTGAGCGCAATTCTTGACTGGATGCGAATCAAACCGATAAAACTACGCGACAAGGAAAGCGGTAAATTTAAGAAGCCAACGGAAACACTCAAGAAACAAGTTGCCTTTATGATTGCTCGCAAGATAGGACGCGACGGTATCAAAGGTTGGAAGGCGTTCGACTACGCATACGAAAACATTTGGGACGAATATGAGGCGAAAGTTATTGACGCATACGGCAAAGACTTTGGAGCAACAATAGAGAATCAACTAAAAGACATTTAAAAATATGGCAATTACAATAGACGACCAACCGTATCAGTATACACCTATCGGGCAACGATTGATGCTCGTTGCATCTTCGACCAACGTAGCGAACGCAGGCTTTCGTTTCGTGTTCGACTTCGGAAGTTTCACGGTCAACGTACAACCCAACGCAAGTAGTGTAGGAATCTTAGACCTCGCGCCTATCTTCCGCGAATCGTTATTTCACGAACCTTCTTTAATTACAACAAGTTTAGACGCTGAAGATAAAAGCGTCGCGTTCATTTCTTGCACGATAAAAGAAGGTTGGCTCGTTGACGGAGTGTTCACGGTAAGCGGTACCGGAATGGCTGACATTCAAGACCTGTCCGCTTTCCTTGCTGAATATCAAGTGAGCGACGGTTACAGACCAAACCCGAACACACGCTACGCGCTCGACGGCATTACAAAATATTTAATGAGTGAAAGAAATGTAGACACGCACAAATGGAGCGAAGCGGCAGCGCGTGGTTTGTCAAGCGACTACGTGTACATTCCTACTCGCGTGGCTGACTATGGTCTTTTGTACGCCCCTTCAGCAACTATGATTCTACAAGATAACGATTTCGACATAGTGGTTTTTTCTTCGTACGACGACAGCGACGTTTTGATTGACACGCAGTTCTTGACGTTGGACAGCGACCCTTCAATCGTTAATGTCGTGGGTGCTTTTTATGCTAACGTCGACGCGAACGCTATTGTTGATTTAACAGGTGCGAAATACTACACAATACAATTTGGAAAAGAAACAGCGTTCCCCGTTTACACGCCTTCTTCACGCGTGTATTGTTTTTATATTGTTCCTGACGATTGTCGTTTTGACAACGTTCGTTTGGGTTGGACGAATACTGTTGGCGGTGTGGATTACTTTAACTTCACAAAGAAGTCGGAGTTATCGTTTAACTACGATCGTAAACAATACCAAAAAGTAGTCGGTTCTTACAACACAGCTTCATTCAGTTTCAACACCTACGACAGGGGCGCAACCGACCGGTACGTCACAACAACGAAAGGACTGCAAATAAACAGCGACTGGGTAAGCGTTGGTGAATTCAACTTATTACAAACGCTTTGTCGTTCGAACGACGTGTACATAATCAACGACGACGGCACGATGACACCTGTTTTAGTCGACACGCAGAACTTCGTTATCAAGGACGAAAGATATTCGAAACTTTACAACGTTACTTTGAATCTTAAATATTCTCAACCTGTTGGCTTATGATGAATCAAGTAATTCTAACGCTAACGGATAGCAACGGCAACAGCGCGATTCTCGACCTTTACGAGAACGAGAAGATGCACTTGAACTATAAGTTCACGGACATTACCGACTTCGCTTCCGTAGGCAATTACTCACAAGAATTTCGCGTTCCTGCAAGTGCGACGAATGTAGACTTCTTCGGTGCAATCTTCAACGTAAATTTCGACGGTTGGTTTGACTTTCGAAAGAAGGTCGAAGCGGTGTTGACTGTTAACACAATACCAATCGCAAGCGGTCACATTCAGGTTAAAAAACTTTATTGGCAGAGCGGCAAGTTGTTCGAATTCGAAGTTGTGTTTTTTGGTGAAGTTCCAAACCTCGCACGTCTACTCAACGAGAAAAAGTTGAAGGACATTGAATCGATTGTCGCGGGTGACCTTGACTACGATTTACTTCATGCGAACGTTGAAACACCACCTAACGAACACACGATTCTAACGCTATGCGACAAGTGGAATCTAACTGCAAGTAACGTCGAAGGTCAACCCGTTTATTCAACCGTTATTGCAGGGCAACCGACTTATAAACCATTGTACGTCGGACACATGACGCCTGCCGTTAAGGCGCAATACTTGTTCGATGAAATAATGAACGACGCAGGCTTGCAGTATTCGAGCGACAATCTTGCGGGCTGTTTGGATAACGTGTACGTTCCATTTGTGAACGGGCAATACTTGAACGCGAACAACGGATTAAATGACATTGCTTCAAACGTTGGTCTTGCGACTACAATAACTAACGTTCCATTCACTCCGTATGGTTCGGGTTCTTTGTTTGATTTGTACACCAACTTTACCGAATACGAGGACGCAGGGAACGATTGGAGTAGTGGAATTTACACCGCACCATTTACGGGAACATTTACGTTCAAGTGTTGGATGAACGGACAAGCGCGACCTTTGGGAGCGGTTGGGGTTGGTACGGTTGAATTTGGTTTTTATCTTGACAGCGGTGCATTTTATAGCGCGATAAGTGTTGGAAGTGCTTTGACAAATGACTTGACTTACGACCAAAACATAACGCTTCAATTAACCGCAGGGGAACAAGTAAAGTTTTATTTTACCGCGATTATTTACCAACAATTCGGAGACCTTGAAATTGACTTTACGGGAAACGCAAACGTTGGATATACAGGAACGGGAGTTGAACTTATAAGCGTTGGAACGGCGTTGACAGGCGACACTTGCGTAATGCAATTCAACGCTCCAGACATGAAGCAAATTGATTTTATCACGTCGATTCAAAAAATGTTCAACCTTGTTTTCGTGGCTGACAAGACGCTACCGAATACACTTCGCATTGAACCAATGGTTGAGTACATCGCAAGCGGAAACACGCTCAATTGGTCGCAGAAATTAGACTTGTCGAAAGACATAATGTACTCGCCAACGACCGACCTGCAAAAGTCTAAGTTCTCTTTCACCTATACCGAAGACGGAGATTTTTTCAATTCGGTTTACAAAGACAACGGGCGCATCTACGGAAGGTACGAAGTAACTGAAAGCGACTTCGAAGTAATCAACGAGTTCGCGACAGGCGAAGAAAAAGTTGAATTAGCATTCGCGTCCACACCTTCAGCACCTGTGGAAAATACAAACGTCGTTGTTCCATTCTTCACCAACGCAGAAGGGCAATTCGTACAACCGAAACCACGCATCCTTTACTATTTCGCCGACTTCTTCGTGAATATGTACGATGAAGTTTCAGATAGCGTTATTGTTACGGCGGTTAAGTGTTTGAACAACTACTCGACAATGAACGCAACGGTGTCCGACAAAGACTTAAACTTTGCGCCCGAAGTACCTATTCACACAATCATAGCAAACCCATACGAGAACCTTTACAACAGATGGTGGCGTAACTATTACCGCGAACTATTCGACGGACAAGCGCGCATCTTAGAAGGAATGTTTGCACTAACGCTCAACGACGTTTTCACGTTTCAATTTTCAGATAAAATATGGATAATAGATTCTTGGTGGCGCGTTCTTGAAATTCAAGGCTACGTCGTAGGTGAACAAGACCTTACCAAAGTGAAACTCATTCGCGTACTCGACATCGACAACGGCTGCGACCTTTTACCCGTGTCCGCTAACTTAGACCAGTCTTTAAATTGGGAAACACCGAACGGCGACCCTGCGACAATAACGCAAGAATGTTGTTTGCGTTTCGGCTACAATTGGAACATAGCAAAGAACGATTGTTTCTCGCAGCCTAACGGCGGAACGCGTTCATTCATTACGCAACAAGTTCCTTCGTTAGCACCGACGCGCTTCGGTGCACCTGTGAGCTTCAACGGTTCAATCACGCAACCAGTTAGAACAATTACGACCGACTACGTTGTAACGAATTTCGACAGAATGATTTTCGCAGATACAACGAGCAACGGCATAACTATTTACTTACCTTCCGCAACGACAACGGCAGGACGTGAATTGATAATACAACGCGTTGTTTCGGGGGCTAATCCACTAACGGTACAAGCATACACAGGAGAAACGGTCGAAGGTAGCGGAAGCGTTACGCTAAGCGCAGCAGGTGACACAATAACAATAATAAGTAATGGAAGCGACTTCAAAGGAACATCTACAAAGTAAAGCGGGGGCAATGGTCGCCTGTTTAGAGTTCATTAAATTGAACATAAAAAGCGAAAGCAACTACGGACGCATCGCGAACGGCAAAAACAAACTATCAAAATGGTTGTGTCGATTGCATAAGTTAACACCAATTTATGTAAACGTCGCGTTTTGGATATTTATATTTTATATAATCTTCTTCTAAAATGGCAAATACAATAGACTTCAATGTAGACAGTAACGCGATGACCGTTCTCAATCAGACGGCTACGGCTGCTGACGGCGCGGCGAAAGGTATTAAGACATTGAAGGCGCAATACGCCGAATTAAAAAAGCAACAAGACCAATTCGATCCAGGGACTCAAAAGTTCAATGAGATTTCCCAAAAAATGGGAGAACTTAAAGACCGAATGAACGATGCAGCGGAAGCGGTAAAGGGAAATACAGGGCCTGCGATTGAAGGAATGAGTGCGACGTTTGGAATCATGGGGCAACAGTTAGGAAACCTTGACTTCGAAGGACTAACTCAATCGATAGGAACTTTTACTGCAAATCTTGGACGTATAAATATTTCTTCATTAACAGGTTCGCTTAAAGCAATGTTACAAGCGGGTGTTGCCGGTTTCAAAACATTGGGCAATGTCATTAAGCAAAACCCTATATTTCTTTTAGTTGGTGCAATCGTTGGAATCATTGCCTATTGGAAAGAGTTAAGCGACTTAGTTAGTGGAAAGAAGGGAATGTTGGAAAGTCTTAACAAACAAGCGGACGCATTAAAAACACAGGAGCAATCGTTAACGCGTCAACTAGCGTTGCAAAAAGCGTTAGGCGAAGGCGCGGCAGCAATTTTAAGAACCGAACTAGATATGCTTGCAAACAAACAAAGGCAAGCGGAAGTCGCAATGGAAATAGCGGTTCTTGAGGACGATAAAGTGAAGTTTTTAGAAGCGCAACAACAACAGTTGACAGCAATTAACGACGTGGAAATGCGTCGAATAAAAGTACACAAAGACGCGCAATCATTACTTGACAAAATACGCGCGGGTAAAGATGATGAATACAATAAACAACTTCTCCAAAATCAAGCGTTTAGTGAGTACAAAGCGCGCACGGAAGAACTCGGTGTAGAGCAGCAAAAAAACAACGAAAGAGCAAGACAAGTCAACAACGAAATTGCAGCTGCTCAACAGGCAGGTAACAAGGCGCTTGTAGAAAAGCTTCAGTTAGAAAAACAATCTTTATACAATCAAAACGTTTCCATTCAATCGAACAAAGACGAAATATGGAACGCAGGAATGGCTGCGAAAGAAGAAGTTAAAACGGAGAAAGAACTAGCTGCTATTGCTGCACGAAAAGCAAAACAAGCAGAAAGAAAAAACGCAGCAGATGCGGCAAGTAAAAAATTAGCCGACGACATTCTTGCAGTCGAAGAACACATGGTTGAAGTTCAACGTTCTTTGATGGCTGAAAAGGATCGTGAAATTTTACTATTACAAGAAAAGCAAGCGCAAGAATTAAAGACATACGAGAAAGGAAAAAAGAGCGCGGAAGATTTGGCCAAACTAAAAACTTCACACGCTACCGAATTAAAAATTCTAACGGATAAGTACGACAAAGAAGCGCAAGAAAAAGAAGCTGAAAAGTTAGCGAAAGAGAAAGAAGCAGCGCAAGAAAGATTAAAAGAAAAACAGCAAGAACTAATAGACTTGCAAGCCATTATTGACACGGCAGACGAAAGTAATTTTCAAGCGACGTTATCGCAACAGCAACGCGATTTAATGGCTTCGCAAGATTACTACTTCAATCTAATTTCACAAGCGGAAACGGCAGGCTTAGACACCGCAGCATTGATTGAAGAACAAGGACGCAAAGAGAATGAAATAAAAGACAAGTACCGCAAAGAAGACGAAGCTAAACAACAAGCAACGCAAGACTTTAGACTGAAGCAATTAGGCGAATCATTCGCAGCACTTGGAGCGTTAAACGACGCGTTCACAAAGAAGGGACAACAACAATCGAAAAAACAATTTCAGATTCAAAAAGCGTTGAATCTCGCGTCGGCTGTAGTCGATACTTACGGTGGTATCAATAGAGCGTTGAACGACAAGACAATGCCTTCAACAACAGCGCGTATAATACAAGCGTCAATCGTTGGCGCAATGGGACTGGCTAACGTTATCAAAATATCAAAGACGGAATACGGAAACGCAAGCGCACCTTCGGGAACGAATATGAGCGCGGGCGGTGGTGGCGACGGTGGCACAACAGCCCCTTCGCCTGCGAACTTCGCCTTCTTGCAAAACCAACCCAACCAACAACCACCCCTTCAGGCGTACGTAGTTGGAACGCAAGTCAGCAGCAATTTAGAGGCACAACAATTAATTCAAAACCAATCAAGATTAGGAGGATAAACAATGAAAAAAATTAAAGTTATTGAATACGGAATCGACGACGCAGGATTGCTCGGAGTGTACGCGATTAGCGTTGTAGAACAACCTGCAATCGGTGTTGACTTTGTCGCACTAAGCGAACAACACAACGTGAAGTTCAAAGAAGATTTTAGAGGTCTTTTGTATGGTGCGCTATTAATTCCCGATCAACTTATTTACAGACGCAACGACGAAACGGACGAAGAGTATTACGTTAAGTATTCCAAAGATACCATTCGTGCAATTGCTTACAATTATTTGAAACAAGCAAACCAAAACAACGCAACAGTTGAACACGCGAAAGTGGTTGACGGAGTTTCTTTGGTTGAAACGTGGATAATCGAAGGCGAAAACGACAAGTCGAAGAACTTCGGCTTCGACCTTCCAGAAGGTACTTGGTTCGGTTGTATGAAAGTGGACAACGAAGAAGTAAAGAAGCAAATACAAAACAAAGAGGTTCTTGGTTTCTCAATTGAAGGAAATTTTATTGCAGAGAAAGAAATGTATTTGAGTAAGCACGAAGAATTTGCAGCACTTCTTGATGAAATAAACGAACTTTTAAAAGAAGAATAAATGAATATCGAAGCAGGTGGTTTCTTTAAGTTGGAATTGTTCAACGACGACGCTAACCTGTTTCTTAACGCGCTCACGAAGATAACAAACGAGGGCGGTAAAATGGGTTTTAAGACGTATGGATTGAGTGAAGATGAATTGAAAGTATTGAATACTATTCTCGACAATTTAGGATAAAAAAACGGAGGGTAATCACTCCCTCCGTCAAACCTAAAAATCAAATTCAACCTATGAAAAAGCGAATTACGAAACAAATATACATCTTTTTATATCTACGAATCAAACAAACAATTAACAGAATTATGAATTTACGAGAAAAAGTAAACGCTCTATTCGCAAAACACAATGTTAGCCTATCAGCCGAAGAGGTTGTTGAGGTGAAACAAATGGTTGAAGCGATCCTAGAGGACGGTACAAGCATTTACTCAGACAGTGACGTTTGGGCAGCAGGTGTTCGTGTATTCGGTAAAGACGCAGAAGGCAACGAGGTTGTTTTGGCGGACGGAGAATACAAGACAGCGGAAGGCATCACAGTTGTTGTTGCAGACGGACTACTTGTTGAATTGAAACCAATGGTTGAAGAACCAGAAGTTGAGGTTGAAGTAGAAGAAGAAAAACAATCTACTGAGGTTGTTGCTGACGAATCACTAAGCGCAGAGGTTGAAGGACTTTTGTCGTTGGTTGCTAAGTTGGAAAGCGAACTTGCTGACATTAAGAAGGCAAACGAAACACTTTCAAGCGAAGTAACAAAATTAAGCGCGCAGCCTGCAGCGACTTCAATCAAAGAAGTAAAGCAAGCAAAACAAACACCTTCTAAGCCATACGCTAAAATGTCGGCTGAGGAGCGTTTCTTATTTCACCTTAAAAAATAAAAAAAACAAACAATAAAAAATGGCTACTACTACAAATTTAACTACCACCTACGCAGGTAGAGAAGCAGCAGGATATATCCGCGCTGCGTTTTTAAGCAACGAATCACTTTCTGCGCTTACAGTAAAAGAAAACATCGAGTACAAACAAGTTGTTCGTCGCTTAGTTGACAACGTAACTTTTGCAAACGCTACTTGTGACTTCACACCAACAGGAACAGTTAACTTAACTGAGCGTATCTTGACTTTAGAGAAATTCCAAGTACAGCGCGAATTGTGTAAAAATACGTTTTTATCGGATTGGGAATCGTCCTCAGAGCAAAACGGAGAACTTCACGCTTCATTGACTGACGCTTTAATTGCTAACGTTATGGCAGGTGTTGCAGCACGTAACGAAATCTTGATTTGGCAGGGTGTTAACGCTAACGCAGGTGAGTACGCAGGATTCGAGACATTGTTCTTGGCTGATGCTGCTGTTCTTGACGTTGCTGATCCAGAGGCAATCACTTCTGCAAACGTAATCGACGAAATGAACAAACTTGTTTTAACACTTCCAACACGCGTTCGTCGCGCTACTGAGAAGCCTGTTATCGCGGTTTCTTCAAACGTTGCAGAAGCGTTCAGAACTGCTATCTTAGGTCTTGGCGGTGGTTCTTACTTGTACCAAGGAGAAACTGTTAAGATGACTTGGCAGGGACAATACGACATCATCGAGTGTCCTGGTATGAGCGACGACACAATGGCTTTCTATCAGAAGTCAAATTTGTGGTTCGGAACTAACTTACTTGACCAATGGAACACCGTTGCTGTTTTAGATATGTATCAGTACGATCTATCAAACAACGTTCGTTTCTCTTGTTCATTCTTCGCAGGTGTTCAGTACGGATTCGGTGACGAAATCGCATTCTACCAATACTCTGCATAATCTCAACCATTCTAACCCTTGCATAATAGAGGTGGTGGCATAAAAACCACCCCTCTTTTGTGCTAATAAAATAATAATAATATGGCTTGTGAATTAAGTACAGGATTTACACTCGATTGCAAAGACGGAATCGGTGGTATCAAAAAAATAGTTTTGGTTGACAAAACAGAAGTAACGTCTTTTACTTTAGACGCGAACGAAATTGTAACTGCAATCAACGGCCCTGCAAGTGGTGATTTGTACACTTACGAACTACCAACGCAAACAGGATCGTTTGAAGAAACAATTAACTTCAACCGCGACAACGGAACGGTATTCTACACGCAAACTGTGAACGTAATGTTGCAAAAATTATCAAGCGCAAAGCGTTTGGAATTGCAATCAGTTGCACAAGCACGTGTGATTGTTTTCGTTGAAGATACAAACGGAAATTGGTGGGCTGTTGGTTATGAATACGGAGCAGACCTTTCAACTGCAACAGCAGCAACTGGAACAGTTTTGGGTGACATGAATGGTTTCACACTCGCGTTCACTCACGAAGCTGCAAAACGCGCTTACAAATTGAGCGGTGCGCCTTCGACAATTCTTGACTAATCAAAAAACTTTTACACACATAGGGACAAAACGTCCCTACGTGTTGTAATTTTAACGTAAAGGGAAAAGATAGAATGGTTTATCTCAACACAAATACAGCGAATCAATACGCGTATCTTTCGTTAGACGAAGGACGTGCGTACTTCAACGTTGCCTTTACTCATTATCTTCTTGTCATGACATACGAAATGACAGGTGAAGAACTAGCGCAAGTTGTCGAAGTAATAAACGAGAACGAACGTGTCACTAAAATAAGACTTACCACAGTTGGTTTGACCGATGCAGGACGTTATCACTACGAAGTGTACGGACAAAACAGCAGCAGCAATATAGACCCTACCAATGCTTCCGTCGTTGGATTGGTAGAAAAAGGGTTAATGATTTTACAAGACGGAACTATTTACTTTGACGTTTCAACACCGACAATTCCTGTCGATGTAATTTATACAGGTTCATAATATGAGTAATATACAAGCAATAAATCTTTCAGCTTACCAACCTGTTGAAGCGGTTGAAAAAGAAAACAGAAGCGGTTGGATTGATTATGGAAATAACAATTTATACCCACAGCACCTTCTGAATCTCTTTCACAATTCACCAATTCACAACGCATTGGTGAACTCAATCTCTTATATGATTGAGGGACAAGGTACAGGAACAATTCTCGACAATGCGTTGCAAGGTATTTCCTTCGATTTAAAGCTACAAGGCGCGTTCGTTGCTGAAGTTATTTGGTCAATGGACTTCACACGCGTTGTACAAATCAATCACCTTCCTTTTGAGAATTGTCGTCTTGCTTACGACAAAGAAGAAGACGATATCACAGGAATTTTCTATTCGAAAGATTGGGCGAATACGCGTTCAAAACGTGGTAAGCCAGAGTTCATCCCTGCGTTCAATCCTTCCATTGCGCAAGAACAACCAAGACAAGTTATTTACGCTCACGGAATGAGTGCGGGTAGTGTTTACTATCCAAAGCCAGACTACTTCGGAGCGTTAAACTACGTTGAATTGTCTTATCAAATGGGGTTGTACCACGTCAACAATATCTTGAACGGCTTATTTCCTTCGTTCATTATAAACTTCTTGAACGGCATACCACAGAAAGAAGAACGTGAGGCTATTCGTCGTGAATGGGAAACAAGATTGAGCGGTGCAAGTAACGCGGGTAAGTTCTTAATGACGTTCAACGAAGATCCTGCACGCGCTCCACAAATCGAATCATTTCCTTTGTCGGACGCGGACAAACAATATCAGTTTTTATCTGAAGAAACAGCGAAACAAATTATG